GGGCGAAATGTTTGGCGGACTGTTATTATAAAGTTAATTCACAATGAATTTCTCATGCGCCTTGAACTCGCGATGGGCTTCACTGTGTCCAGGCACCTGGCTGAGGCATGTTACAGACTGCTCTGAGTTGTTTTTGGAGTTCTCTTGCAGATTCCTAGAGGCTGATGACTTAAGTCAATGGAGATGTGTTTACGCGCACCTCCCCTCACGATTTTAGACTGCTGGAATTCTTAAGGGCTATGCAGGCCCTTAGGTAGGGTTTGAATTAATTGTCAACGAACTTATTCAATTCTTTTGTTGTTGCATAGATATCATCGAGTGTGCCTACAAATCTAAACACACCCTTGTTTGCACTTCCGTTGTAATACGTGGGTACCATCGATTCACTCACTTGGGCAGGCAAGTCGGCTTCCTGGGAACCAAAAGGATAAACATTTTCTCTGCATTTTCTCAGGGCACTCGGCCCAAACACCGGCGCAACTTCTACTCCACTCCCAGAGGCCATGAAACTTGGCTCAAGGTACACGTCCTCTGTGCTATAATAAGGACGGAGTAATGAAGCTGAATCAGTGGCCGAAGTCCAAGAAAGAAACTCTGGCACGAAAATATACTGATTGATTCCTGAGTTGAACGACCCGAATGTCTGTTCTGTTATCCAGTTTCCTGAGGCCATGCTGATTCTTCCTCCTGGACAATGAGAAGTATTGTCTCCGTACCCAGTTCCGACAGTACAGACATACCTCCTGTCACGGTTGTATGATCCATAAAACACCTGAACGAAGCCAGGTGATGTAAATAGAGTCCCTGAAACTGCTTGGCTTCTGGCTGCCCAGAAAACTTCAGATACCTCCTTGGTGGGGATTGTATGCCAACTGTACTGTGACCTCCACTGGACAGTCTGAGGTACAGCCTCGTTAACATAATTAAATTTAGCATCGTTGCTAACACTCTCCACCATCCGTAAATCCACAGGGTTACTGCAATAATTCTTGCTTGAAGTGTCCACATCATATGACCTCCACCTGAATGTGAACATCCTTATTGCTCGTCCAGCATCATTTACACCTGTGGTTATTGTGAAGAAATGTGAGCTCACATCAACATATTGAACATTCCCAAATTTCTTATTTTTGAAGCCATATTCACAAAAAAACGTGTGCATTTTCTTAATAGTGCTGGGCATCTTATTTAACGTCCTCAAGCCCGAGGACGACTGACATTTAAATTGCTTTTTGAAGATGACGAGGAACATGAAGTCGACGTTGAAGAGCTTGTGCTCGAAGGAAGCACATAATCCTCCTCAG